AGGGAGAACGCCGGTTCCAAGGGTGGCGGTGAAGTTGGAAGAGGCTTGGCCGACGGTGCAGGTAGATGGTCCGGTCAGCGTGTAGGTCGTTACCGGCGCAGGCGCTGATGCCGTGTACGAAATGCTGGATGGGTTGGTCAGACTGGCATTGTTTGTGACCGAAATGGTTTTCGTGCCAGATGTGGCAGCCGTATAAGTGAAGGTTGCTGTGGCGGTCGAAGATGTCAGGGTGACAGTCGTTGGCGTAAAAGTACCCCCGTCGCCCCCATCAGACGGGGTTACAACAACAGATCCCGATTGCACAGGGTTGTCAGTCCCAATCGTAAAGTTGGTTGACGCCTGGCCAACGGTTCCCGATGTTGGGCCGGTGAGTGTGATGGCAGTCGGCGGAAGGGTGGCTCCGAGGGTGCCAACTTCGCCGTAGGAAACTGCGTCGAAGCTGGAGCCGGTTGTGTCAGTTGCGCCAGCATAATCGTGTATTCCAATTCTACCCCGGGCAGAAGAATGCGTAATAGTTGCGGTTAGCGCGGCAACGCGAGCGCTACTCGTAAAAGTTCCAGCCGATGTTAGCCACAGACTTGAAACCAAATCCTTTACTGATGTTGTAAAAGTAGTGCCGTTGCAGGTTCCGACTACTAAATAGGGGTTATCGGTCTTAACCGCGCCTGCGTTTGGCAATGCAGCACGGCCCGTATAGCCGCCAAACGCATCAAGAATATCCAAAGCAAAATTAGCACCGGATACATACATCCGGTGCATTACGCCAGCGCCGGATTCAAGTCGCGTGCATACGGCAATGACAGAGCTTTCTGGGGCACTTCTCCAAAATCCTTCGACAGCGGCTTCGTAATTATCGATTCCGGTATCGCCGGTCCATTGCGCTATGGATAACGTCGAGCTATTGGAAAGTCTAGCGTAGTTATTAGGGGAAACAATAAAGTTTCCGCCGGTGTGAATGGACCACGAACCGCCAGCATCAGGCGTATGGTTTACCAGATTAAATGGACTGGTTTCGCCTGCACCACGAACAAAATAGTCAAGAGTTGGCATGGTTACCTCACAGGATTAGCCAAGGATTAGCCAAGTGGCGAGGCTGGGTGCCCAGGTCAGTTGCACTGATTCTCTTATGGTTGCTGAATCGGCCACGATGCTGAAGTTGGCGCCGTCAAAGACCGCAGTAACTGTTACGGCCCCAGCCCCGAAGCGCTTAATAACCATGGAGTGGCCATCGCTGGGCCCAGCCGCCAGGGTCATTGTGACCGCGCTGGCGGAGTTGATGACCGCCACGCGGTCAGTGGGGGATATTGCGCCGCTGGCGGTATATGTGTTGGTGATTGCGTATAACGGATACCCACCGCCGCCGCTGCTGCCGCCTGCTACAACCAGGGCCCCGTCAACTAGCGACAGATTGGTGCCCAGCAGCACCGTGGTGAGCTGTCCATTGGCCCCTACCAGCACCAGGCTGCCAACAGCCGATGACATGCCTCCAAGCGTCAGCCCAGCAAACGTGGGCGAACTGGTGCTGCTCAGCCCCTGCGGCAGCCCCACCTGATCAGGCGTGACCAGTTCGTAGGCGTAGGCCGTGCTGCCCGCCTTCCGCACGTACTTCCCGGCATCGGCAGTGCCCGCAGGTAAGCCGATCCCAGGCGGCCCGGTGCCGGTTGTGACCCGGATAACGGTTGGGCAGCTCATGCTGGATCCCTCCTGGCGGGGCGAACTGCAATCGTTACCGGCCGGTATATCAGGTGATGATCATCGGCCTGGATATTGCCGGGGGCAATCATCAAAACATTAAGGAACCACGCCTTAGAAACCTTGAGGCTATTGATTATGGCTTCAGGGGCAATGACTCGGATTGTTCCAGCAATAGCATCTACAATAGTGGTGAGACTGTAAACGGCGCGTCCTTTTTCGTCAGACAAGACTGCATTTACATCCCAACCAGGAAATGGCCACGCCTGCTGGCCGTTGAACAACTCAATCAGCACGGCGCCATCAAGGCCCTGCTCCCATGTGATCACTTCGCCCTCGTCCCAGGCCATCGGTCAACCTCGCTGCCTTAGCTTTCCGTCCACGCCTCGTTTTTCTCCGTCGCTGGGTCATCAGCCGCAAACTTTCCGCCCTTCACCCGTGCCCGCTTGCGCTTGGGCATCGGGCAAGCAGGCTCTGCAGGGGTCTCTTGGCGTTCGGGCTCCGCAGCAGGCTCCTGTTGCAGTTGCTCAGCATTCATGCCGTAACCAATCGGGAAATTCATAAGGCTCCAAAGCGGAAAGGGGCCCCGAAAGGCCCCGAGAAAAAACCAACTACCTAGAGGCTCAGTCGCTAGGAACCAGGGCCACCGTGTTGGTGCCAACCGGCACAGCCGCACCGTTGGTCACGGTGCCAGTCGCCGAGGCGCTGGTGATGTTGCTCTGCACCGAGGCGTAGCTGAACGTGGTAGAGGTCACCGCCGTGATAGCGAAGGTGCCGTTCACCAGCGGGTTCGAGCAACCCACGGTGACGATCTCTCCCACCAGCATGGTGTGAGCAGCCGACAGGGTGATGGTCGCCACGTTGGTGGTGAGCGCCACGTTGCTGATGCTCAGCGTGCCGGTGCCAGGGCGAAGCCGAACAGCAGCCACCCGCACATCACCGCTTACCGAACCGGCAACCCGGACGGCCTCGCGCACTTCCTTGCCGGTCACTCCCACCTCGTTGATCACGCCAGGGCTGGCGGTAACCACAGCGATGTTTGCGTAGGTGGAAGCAGAGCTAAGGGCAGCACCCTCAGCAACATGGGCAGCCTGCAGGATGTAGCCGCCAGCGGAATTGCTGGAGCCACCGGCAACGATGAACTTCAGGTCATCGTAGGCAGCCAGGTTGGTTTGAAGCAGACGGGCAGCACCAGTGCGGGTTTCAGCAGCGCGGCCACGGGCACCGGCTTTGACAGCACCGAGCAGGATGGTTTCAGCATCCAGTTGATAGCCCCGCCGAGGGGCAAGACCAGTAGAACGAGCCATGAATCAGTACCTCAGGGAATGAATTGATAAAGCGATGATCAGGCGGTCACCGCAGCATCGGTGATCCCGTAGGCGCGAGCGGCCGAACGACCGTTCATGATGGCCATGCCGATCGACCAGTCGATCCGGGTGCGATCAACCGGGGCTTCGGCGATTTCACCGAACTCTCGAATGTCGATCCCGTAACCATTGGCAGCAGGGCCTTGGATGCCGGTGGTCTGCAGATCACCAAACGCCACGCAGTAGATACTGGTGGTGCTGGAGGCTTCGGTGAAACCTTGGATCTGCACGTTCTGGGCGTTGGTGTCCGTTACCACGATGCGGGCATCGTTGTACATGGTCACCCGACGACCGAACGCATCCTGCTCGTAGGACATGAAGCCACCGATGGTGGTATTGCGGCTGGCAGACGAAAGGCGCCGACGCATCTTCTTGTTCATCAGCAGGATCTTGTTGTCGCCATCCACCGCGTCGATCAGCTCATCAAGAAGAGTGAGCGACAGGGCGCCTGTGTTTGCGTTGACAGCTTGGGAGCTGCCGACGTTGATGCGGGTCTTCAGGCCGTCAAAAGCACGGACATCAACCGACTCATCGCCGTTGATAACCTGCTCCTCAAAAGTTAGGCGCAGCGAGCGCACCTTCATTTGAATCTGCTCGGCCTTGGCTTGGGGCCCGTAGTTCTTGATGCGCTGAATGTCAACGTCGATGTCGCCACCGAAGAACTTCAGGCGCTCATACTGGGGGTTGATGACGCCATAGGACTCGTCGTAGGTCTCGTTGTACCCACGGAAGCCAACAGCGGGAAGCTCGGCTTCCACGGCATAGTCCAGACCGCCCTGCACGTTGCGGAACGGCATGATGCTGATCAGCTCGCTTTCGGCAAGCTCACGAATAACGGCCACCCGTTGCGGATCGGTCTCCGTTTTGGCGGCCTCCAGAATGGTGAGTCCCATGAGTGGAAATCAGGTGAAGGTCGGGAGGGGGTGGCATCACGCCGGTTGATTCACTGCGAGGCATCACGCCCCGCTGATTGATTTGGAACCGGCTTTGGCATCACGCCGCAACCGGTTCCTGCTGCCCGAACTTTCCCGAGCTTCTAAGCCGCTCCTCCGAAGGCATCGGAGAACAGCGAATTGAGCGGTTGCGACATCAGGTCCTTACCGGCAAACGCACGACCATCGCGGCCATTGCGGGCACCGCCACCGCTGCCCATGGAGGGCTCAAAGTGCCGACCCCAGACCGGATCCGTCTGCAGCCTTTTCAGCCACTTAGTCGGTTCGTACCGCTTGCCGGTTTCGGAATCAATCTCGGGATTGCCCTTGGCATCCACGACCACCAGGGCGCCGTCTTCAATGCGGAAGTTGGGGCCAAACCGGAACCAGACCGCATCAAACGGCGTAGAACCGTCGATGGTGCTGGCCTCCATGCTGCCCTTGGCGCTGATGAACGCCTTCTCGGCTTGCTGCCGCACAAGCTCCCGCTGGCGGGCCTCGCGCTCGGCTACCAGCTCGGTGGTTGCTTGCTGAAGCTGGGCGGAGTATTTGGACTCGATCTGCTCGCGCTCCAGACGAGCCTGCTGCTCGATCAGCTCCCGCCGGGTCTGCTCCTCCAGCGCCTTGGCTTCAGCCGCCCGCACCGCCTCGGGGTTAGTGGTGGACAGCTCCCGCAGTTGGGCCTCCAGGGCGCCCATGCGGCGTTCCTTCTCACGGTTAGCCTCACGCTCACGCTGTAGGGCATGTTTGACGCGGGAGAGGTCATCGCCTTCGCCTTCGCCTTCGCCATTGCCGGATGCGGTGGGCTCGGTGACCCCTAGTCCTGCACCACCGGCACCAGCACCGCCAGCACCGCCGCCACCTTCGCTGCCAGGCTCAGGGCTCTGGAGCACATGAAACCAACGTGTCTTCATTTGGCCGGGGCATCACGCCCGCGAGCAACTACGCCTGAGCTTTCCGGCTTAGCGTTTGCCCTGTGGCTTAGATTGCTGACGACGCCGCTCCTCCCGATCGGCAGCGGCGATGCGGTTTGCTAGCTGGCGGGTTTGCACCGTCTCTAGGAGGGTTTCGATGGAGGGGGGCTGGGGGGTGGTCATGGAAGGGTGATGCCAAGGGCGGCGAGTTGGTCGCGGCAGTAGGTGCCGCCGTGGTAGTCGTAGGCAACGATCATAAAAACCGGCTCAGTTCGGTTTTCTGCGTTTGGCCCTGGTTCCTGTACCTGTTCATCATCCAGCCCCGCAGCAAGCATTTCGGCTGTTACTGGCGCGGTAACACTTGCGCCGGGAATGATGCCAAAAACTCCTCTTTCCGTTGTGGGGGTGATTGCGGCTGATGGGTCGTCACGCTTGTAACCCAAGACTGGGATCTCGGTGTTTCCGCTGAATGCGGCGTAGGATGCTTTGGCTTGCTGCGGTGTGATGT